CCTTCAGCTGGAACTCGATGTCCTTGCGTCGCTGTTCCGCAGCCTGACGACGAGCCTCAGACTTGATGACGTAAGGCAGCTGAATGATCATGTCGAGCTTGCCGGAGCTGGATTGTTCGTCGACTTGGTCCAGCATGTTCAGCTTCCGGATCAGACGCTGAAGAGTCGAACTCGGCTCGTTCATCACCTGATACAGCGGGTTCTCGACGATCGCGACCAGACTCTTGGGGAGCGTGATCTGCTGACGATAGCCCTTCTGCTCGTTGTAGAGCATTACTCGAACGTGCTCGGGGTACCAACCGACGACCTCGCCGACACGCATGGTCACGACGTCGTATGCGTTCGAGTTGATCGGGTCGCTTGTCGTGTCAACCGGCACGATAGCAACCACACCCTTGTCGAACATCGTCATGAAGATGTCCTGACGGAACTGCTGTGCGAACTGGTCGATGTTGGCCTGAGTCGTGAAGCAGTTGTTCAGCGCGCTTTGAATGTCACCTTGGTACTTACCGTCGGAGTCATTCCGAACGTGAACTAGCTGAATCGAAGCTGCGTCCAAACTCATGCGAGTGAGGATCGAGGAGATGATCGAACGTTCATTCGAGAAGTTCAAACGCGTTCGGTCAGGTCTTACGCCGAAAGTCGCGCCTCCGGCATAGGACTGAACCATCTGGTAGTTCTGATCCCAGTTCGTGAAAGCGTTCCACGCGTGCGCCAAGCGAGAGCGAATACCCATGAGCAACCTCCTTTCTGGGCTATTCGAAAGCGTCCTTGTTGGCCTTCCATGCGATGTATGCGTCCATCATCGCGGCCACGTTGTCGATTTTGTCTGCAACCCGCTTCTTCAAGAGCTTTCGGTTGCCGTTGGTGTCTTCCATCGTAATGGCGTTGCCCATGGCGAACTGCATCAGCACCTGATCGAATATGAGCTGTCGTTCCTGACTGAAGATCTTCAGCTCACCGAGCGGAACAGACTCCGATTTGGCTCCCTGAATGACCTTTTCAATGGCGTACGGCCCATTCTCGCCTTCCCATCTCGAAACGAATTCTTTCGAGTTGTAAGGGTCGAATCCGAGCGCACGCACATCGTATCCACAGGACTCGATGAAGTTGTCGAGGTCGTCGTAGACCTCCATCATGTCAAGAACAGTTCCCTCAAGAACGTGCAAACTGCCCTCGTCGAGGAATTCCTGGTACTTCTGCCTCATGGCACCAGGCAGCTTCATCAGGGTGAGTGATGTGATGTAACTACGTGTCTTGACACCAAAACCGTTCCTTATAGGGAACAGAAAGGTGAAAGCACAGAAGTCATCACCCTGCGAAAGGTCGGCGCCGAGTGCGCATGGCATGCCGTCGAAGCTACGCATCCGATGCGGAAGAGTTTCCTCGTACGTGAAGAAGTACGTGTAGCCCTCCATCGGAATTCCGAACCGCTTGGCGAGAATATCGTTCCGGGAAGCAGGAGCTTTCTCGGCACGTTCGACGTCAAGCTGGTAAGTCTCGTAGGTGACGGTCTTTCCGAGGTTCGGATTAGCTTTAAGCCACATCTCTGGGTTTGCGACTTCGTCGAGTTCGTCCAGCTTGTAATGCCAGATCGAAATATGCGGAGCTTTGTAGTCGCCTTTGAGAATGTCGGCCAATTCCAGCTTAATCGTGTCGCCGGAGCCATTTCGAACAGTTCCTTCTGAGCTAATCGCGACGATAAGGTAATCGTCTAGCTTCGAAGCACCCTGCTCAATCGCACCAACAACATCTTCACGAATATCGCCAGAGAGCCATTCGTCAACCGTCGAAATCTTCGGTCGGAGACCTTGGAGTTTGTTGATCGCCATGGGTCGGACTTCGAGTAGCGAGCCTGTGAGGAAATTTTCGACGCCTTTCTTTGTCGAAGCCAACTTCACACGCATTGCTTTGGACCCGGTGGTGTTTTGCAGAGAGCCTTCTGTCATGAACTCAAACAGAGGTCCGCGACTTCTTGTGATGGCAGTTCGGAAAGGTGACATCACCTCGTCCGCTTGCTTCATCGTCGGAGCAGTGGTGATCTGGTGGGTAGTCGACGTGTCGACGTTCATGAAGTAACTCTGTATGCAGGCAGCATACATCGACTTCGCAGCACCTCGTGCAACGATGAGATACTGCTTGGTTGTGAGTCGCTTCTTTATCGTCCGGTTGACATAGTTCCCACCATGTCCGTCAGGCTTCGGTTCGTAAACGCTCCTGTTGACGAAGTAATACCAACCGAAGATCTGCTCGGACCAGAGCTTGAAGGACGGAAGCAGATGAAGATCGCTGCCATCAGTGAGAGTAAGTTCATTCTCACAGTAAGCAAAGAACCCTTCTACGGCTTTGTCGTCGTACCAGATGTTCGGGTTGGCGATGAGCGCGTCGATACGGTTCATCTCCATGGAGATCTCCCGATTGACTGGGATGTCTCCTCGAACTACTGCCTCGCGGAACTGACCGTAGTAAGTTGGGACTGCCGTGTTCGACAAGCTCATCGCGAGCCCTCACTTCTAGGAGACGCTGGCCGCGTATCGCTGGCCCGCGCCGACGGGCTGCAGCTCGATGCCGTAGGCGTGCGGGATGTTGGCGTCCGGGAATCGCAGGACCTTGCCGGCGTCGGTGTGGTCGGGCTTCCAGGAGTTGCTCAGAACGAGCGGGCCGGTGTCGAGCAGCAGGACGACGCGAAGGTCGGGCTGGTTGTTGCCGACCGTGTCGAATGCGACCTGCACGATGTGCTTGCTTCCTTGGCTCCAGGAGAGCGTGACGAAACCGCCTTGTGCCTGCATGCTGTCCTCCTCGTCGTCGACCGTCGGAGCGGCCGGTGTCGCTGTTGATGCCGGCTTCGGGTCGATGCCAGGCAGGTACGGCGCGGCTGAGGAAGTGTCGTACTTGTCGTTGGACGCGTACTGCTTCATCAGAGCGCCGGCGGGGATCGTCGGGTCGTTGTCGTACTTGGCGATCCACCAGTTGGGTTCGGCGACCTTGGCGAGACTGAAGGCGAGCTTGCCCGCGGACCAGTTCGAGAAGTTCGTGTTGATCCACGGGTCTTCGCCGGCGGCACGACGCATCTCGACCCAGCCGACCCACTGCTGCCAGGTCCCGTTGTCGGGCGGACCGTCGCCGATGACGCCTTCGTTGTGCGCCGGGTTCGTCGTGATCTTGATGACCAGCTTACTCGGGAACTTCGCAGCGATGGCCGCAGCATCGGGCCAGTTGCCGTCGTCGTAACCGAGGTAGCCGTCTCCGCCAGCCGGCAGATTGTTGACGTCGATCGCGTCGTAGAACGTTCGGGTACTCATGAGCTTGCCGCCTTCGTGACGACCGTCTTGAGTGCCTTGCCTGCCGGACTGTTGACGGTGTTGTAGATGTCGGCCAAGGTCTTGCCTGCGGCGAGAACCTTCTTGACGTGCGAGTGACCCTTCTCGAACTTGTTCGGGGTCTGGCCGGCGAGGTTGCGATGGTTCGCCTCGAGCTGCATCCGAGTGTTCAGTTGCTGAAGCTCGTGGTTGGCCAGAGACTTGACTCCGCCGGTGCGCAGCTTCGTCTTGATCGCCTCGGCGTTCTGATGATCCTCGGAGCCGGCACCATTGGAGGTGGAGGAGCGCGAGGAGGAGGAACCTTTACGCACGCCCCACTTCATTCCCTTGACACCGTGATGCGCTAGAACGTTTCCCACCACGGTTGCACCGGTGGCTGCGGTGTCGGATCCGGGTCCGTCCACGAGACTCCTTCCCTCTTCGTGTTGAGCCGCCATTCGAACATCTGGAGCTGTTCGTTCATCGCGTTGATGACGAACGAGTTCTGTGGCGGGTCGAACAACATCCGTACACGAAGACCCATGTAGGTCTTGACGGAGTTGAGATTGTTGTCGGTCCCGACGAAGGCGTCCCACGTGGTCGAGTTGTCCTCGATCATGAAACCTGCGTCAGGTCCGATGCCCAGCTGGTTCAGAACCATGAACACTGAGTTGATGTGCAGTACAAACTGATCATCGAACACAGTGTAACTGGGATCTACACTGCAGATTCTTTTGATTCCGTCGAGAATACTGTCGGCCACGTGGAACACCTCCCGGGTGCCTGTGTCACCACAACTTCGTGTCGCCTCGTCTGCGCTCAACGAGTTTCCTCGGAAGCAGATCTGCGTTTCCGTAGTGGATCGCGTTGTGTGTTCGATGAGTCACTGAGATTAAGAACTCAGGATCGAGTATCTTTGGATCTCCTTCTACGATGTCTTCGACATTCATCGGATTCATGTGGTGAATGTAGATCTTGTCGTGGATATCGTAGCCATCGATCCCGAGGTCGCATCCTTCATCACGTAGGATCACATAACTTCGGATATTGCGCCATTCAGTGGATCGATAAAAGTCTTGGTTGAGATAACGATCGAAGCCGAAGGTTATATCTCCAACCTGGCCATGTAACGCGAGGTATTTGTATCTTTCCTCGAGCGTATCCAAACGGCGGAGCTGAGAATAAGTTCTAACCATCGTATTCGTCCGCTTGATCCATCGACTCGGGTGCATGCCCCGAGTAAGTGCGCATTGCGTCCAGAGCTTTCTTGTATAGCTCCTCCACTCTCGCTTGGGAAGCCAGTTGATCGATCCGAGACTTCGTCAAGATGTTCTCGTGCTCGATCTTCTGCTGCTCAAGCTTCTCCCGTGTGGAACCAAGCTTCAGGAAGTGCGTAACTTCCTGTGACGTGGCGCTGCCTTCACGAATTCGCTTCTCAACGAGGTCGTAAGCCAGTGAGATCAGCTGGCTTTCCCTACCTTCAGGAGTTGTGGCTGGTCTGCTGCGCCTAGAATTCGAGCCCCCAGACTTTGCTGGCACAGTTACAACTCCTTTCAGCTAAGGTTTCAGGACTATGTAGCGGGCTTTCCCCCGGATCAAGATCACAAACCTCCTGGTTTTTGTCCCTCCGGGGCAATTTTTGGTGGACAGGCGATGCATAGGGGGGTCTAATTTTGCGAGACCCCGCCCCCATACCTAACCTAGAGATAGCTCCTACGAAGTTGCGATCTCATTGTGTTACGTAAAACAAAGTACAAGTTTGTTGAACTCATCAACCAATCAGAAGTCCGAACATCAATCGAATGATACGACTGATGAACAGACAACTGATCGATCGACGACAAGCAACAACGACAACGATAGTGGTACATCATTGTAGTGTGTGGGTGTAGCTATTCGTTTGTTATGCTGCTGACTGCAGGTGCTTGTACCTTGATGTAGAAGTCACCGTTGTTGGCGACGATGTCATCAATCGCTTGTTCGATTGCCAAACTCTGATCTGCATCAGATAGTTCGTCTGACGTTCTCACCACACGACCTAGATACGAAAGTGTATTGTAGCCAGCTTGTTCATCCCAAGTCCGCCACTGATCGAACTCTGTGAACGGATCGTAAGGATTGTCTGATGTGGTGAGCATGTGTTCATCCATCATGCATCACCTTTACTAAGGCTTCGTTTGAGTGTAGACACAGACACACCAAGTTGATCAGCGACTTCTGCCTGTGTGTAACCATTACGAAGCATTGCAATTGCTTGGGTGACCTTGTTGCTAGTCAACTTGTCTCGAGACTTCGGTGTTGCTAGTTGCTTGACCTTGTCAAGATCAGCATTGTTCAAGATGTCGCGAAGTCGACTGGCACTGATCGCACCGGCTTGGATAGCGGCCCATTCGTCATCAGTGATTTCGATACGGGTCTTCTTTGCACCAGTACGATTACGAGCTTCTGTCAATGCCTGAGCTTTGATCTTCTTGATCTCAGACGGTTCTAGATCAGGATTCGCATTCTTCTTCTGACTTACGACAGAGTTTGCGATCACCTGAGCTTGTCGTTCTAGCGGACTGTTCCGAAGTGCAAGGTTCAGTTTCGCTTCGAGCGACTTGACCTGACTCGCGTAGTGATTCTTTGCAGCAGGTGAATACGGTGTCGGTTTGATCGTCACCGCTTGTTTCCTTGCTTGGTTTGCCAGATCTTTCAGTTTGTTCGAATGATCGGCGTAAATCTTTTCGATCGGTGTTCCAGACGACAGTGTGTGAGCATCGTCTGTCTCAGCCAACTTCGTTGAGGTGATCGTCTTCTTTACTAGCTGGCCGGCACGATTGGTGTAACTCGTGCCAGTTTCTTCGTAGACTTTCTTACCTGTCTCTTTGTCGACTGGTCCACCTTCTGCAGCCGAACGAGACTTTCTTTCAGGAACACGAGTTTCAGAAGTCGCCAAGGAGATCAGAGTCGAAGCGCCAGCATTCTTCTTTCCCTGATACTTTTCCTTGAGCTGTGCGATTCCGTTGTCAACGGCAGATTGTTTCCAATCCAAATTGTGCTTTTCTGCATCGATGACAACCATTGAATGCCGGACTGCTCGAGCAAGTTCGGTACTCGTTGCACCACGAATCGTCATGTCAGTGATCAAGTTTGAAACCTGACCCATTTGAACTGCCTTGGTTTTCGGAGTCATCCTAGTCATACCTTCATAACTAGGGTAAGCTCGTTGCGGGTCGAAACCCTTCAAACCATCAAGCGCAGGTGCGGTTTTGATCTTACGACTGTTGTTCGGAATGACCAGAACGGTGTCACCATCGAAGTCAGCTCCAGACAAGCGCTCAGCGACACTGCTGTGAATGCCGATTGCGTCTTTCGCATTTCCGAGAAGTTTCTTCGCTTCCGGCTGCCGATTGTTTACGGTAAGTTCCGGAATTTCGAAGATGCCACCGTGAGGATAACGAACCAATGCCACGCGTTCGCCATCTCGGAAGTTAGGTGCATAAACTTCCGTCTCCTTCATCGAATTGACTGGGAGTATGACATGCGAACCTTGACGGGGCAACGCTGCAGCTTTCAGATGAACAGCCGACGAATCGGCGTCATCAGCATACGATTCCAACAGCTTCTTACGAACTGCCGGATTGTCGAGCGAACTGATCTCGTCGAGTTCGTTCTTCTTGCGCTGGAACGTCATGTCGAGCTGAGCCTTAGCCAAAGCCGGACTTTGCTTCGACAACATCTGAGACGACAAACTCTTTGACCAGTTTTCCCAGTCACCCTCCTCATTGACAATGTTCATCGCTGAGGTGACGTGCTTTTCGCCATCAGATCCGGTTTCCTGAATCTGACGAACGACTGCACCGAACGGGTTGTCAGGATCGTCTTTCATCGACTTCATGGCATCGAGCTTGTTGCCTGTCGACTTCTTGTTCGTGTTGAACTGCAGATCCGTGCCTTCAGGCAAGTCGTCCTTGTACATCGCCATGCCCTTGAGATAGTGCGTGCCACCAACAGCAACACGAACCTGAGCATAACGAGCTGAGCCAAGCGACAGATCTTTGGTTCCAGGACGTACGTAGATGACGCCGTCAGCGTCTGTTCCGCCTTGTTCGGCGTATCGTACGTCAACACGACTGGGATCGACTGAAAGCGGTGGCAGAACCTTGTCGTAAGTACGACCACCATCGTCAGAGAAGTTTGTGATCTGCTGGATGTTGTCGCGATTCCGCAGAACTTCGCTATAAGTGGTGTCAGGTCCTGCAAGAACCTTGATCGTGGTGAACTGACCGGTTCCGAGTTGTTCCACCTTGACGTAATGAACGGTGTAGCCTTCTTCTTGCAGTCGAGCGACTGCTACAGAAAGCTTATTCGAACTCACGCCTACATGATGTTCGACGCCAGAACCGATGTCGATGTATCCCTTTTCAGAGACCTGATCTTTCAACATGTTCGACGTCGACTCGAGGATGTCGGCCTTGTCTTTGGTGCCAGGTGCAAGAAGCGCACGAACTGACGATTCGTTCAAACTCATTCGTTCGCCGATAGCGACGTTTGAGTAACCCTTGTCCTTGAGTCGCTGCGCCATGTTGATCTGCGACTGCTTCTCTGCATTCTTCGCGATCGAACGACCGGCACGAAGTTGGGTTGTGGTCATTCCGAAACCACGAGCGATCTCAGTGTCGCTCATACCTTGTTCGCGAAGACCATCAATCGTGCTGAGGAAAGTGCGGTTTCGCTCTTCCTGAGTTCCACCAGAACCCCAGGGATAACGCCCTGACTTGCGAAGGATGCCGTAGTGTTCTAACCACGTGTCTTCATCCATCTCCATGAACTAACCACCCCCTTTACGCGTCGAGGTCTTGCCTGATCGCATCGATTCGCTTGTCGAAGGTAACTATCCGATCCATGATGAACAGGATCTTTTCCGGATCAGCTTCGTACACCTTGATCTCGTCGTTCTGGTAGATCCGAAGCTCAGTCTCGATGAGATGCGGCTTCATTTCGTATTCCAGGCAGAACAAGCCGGCGTAGACGTACAACTGGTTCTCAGACGTCCTCGTGATGCCGGTCTTGAGATCGTGGATTCGCAGCTTATCACGACGAAACGCAATCGTGTCCGCAGTGCCGTAGCAGTTGTACGAGTAGAACAACAGCTGTTCCGGAGTCATCTTGAAACCGATAGCGTCATTCACGTACTGGTTCATCGTCGTCGGAGTGTCAGGCAGCCTTTGTCCGAGGCGAATAGCTTGGCGTGCGAACTCGTGTAGCTCGGTACCGCGGCGTGCCGCCATGTGGCTTGTGAAGGCCACGTCGAGCTTGTTGTCGTCGTAGTTGATCCAGTGGTAGTTACTTGCTCCGAGGAACGCGTGAGTTCCTGCGAGATTGGGAGAGTGCGTGTTGAAGCGCAAGTAGCACTTCCTCTTCGTTAGAAGGGTAGATGACGGCAGCGAATGACATGTCGTTCAACAGCTCCAGGTAGTATACCTGATTCGGCTGGAACGATTCATGCTCGCTCTTCTTCACCTCAAGCATTGCCCAGTGCCGTCCGTAAAGGACAAGCAGATCGGGAATGCCCTGACGATAGCCAGAGTCATTCTTGAGAATCAAACAGCCAGGAAGCAGATGTTCGATCTTCTTGATGAGCTTCGCCTGGAAGTCGCGTTCTAGCAAGCGTATTCTACTCCTTCTATTATATGCTACGATTGCGACACGACCTGATATCTGCGTCGCTAGTCTACTGCACGGAACACTTGGTTTGTTGGCCACACTGGACGACCAGAGTGGACGGAAACAGCTATGTCGGATTGCAACAAACCGAGTTGCACAGCTGCATCCCAGATACTGTCGAAGCGTTCACCGTTTCCGACATCCTCGACAGCATAGGCGTCGTACGGTCCTTCTTCGAACTGATGGAAATACTTGGTGGCGTACCATCGTGGACGGATCGCCAAGTTGTCGACTCGATTGTCGAACCGATCGCCGTTCAAGTTTATCGGCGTGTCGAATGGTTCTTGGATCATGACGGTGAAGAAAGCCTTAACTACCAACAGAGCAACAGCCCGCTTGTACTGCACACGGTTCTTGGTGAGTCCGACGTTCACAACGCCAGACTGATTCACCAACCTCGTCATCTGCCGGCCGGTCTCTTCGTTGCGGACCAAACCGGTGTTGCTGACCGAGTAAGCCGGGAACGAGTGGATGCGTCGCCACTCGAGGAACTGCATCACAACCGGATGAAACTCAGCGATCATAGGAAGCCCACTTCCCTTGGTGCAAGGTGGGTTGTCACGGAACGTAATCAGTCGGCGCGATCGGGGGTTGTCAACTTGTCACTTAGTTTCGAAAAACTTTTTATTTATGCATTCCTAGTATCTATAGATATCAGGAAGTCCATCACGGGGTAGTTTTTTCAAATAAAGTGACAAGTTGACAAGTTGGCCTGCACAAATCGGACATCTTAGGCATGGAAAGCTTGCGATCTGCGGTGTAACGCGCAAGCCGTCTTGCCATTTCCCTTGCCAAATCTTTAAACGATCTTGCCAGATTTGACAAATCTGCTCTCGTTGAAGCTCTTTTTGCCCTTCAAGGCTCTCATGACGACACGATCGATGACGGATTTCGACAAGAGCGTGTAGTAGTAGAGCTCCGTAAACGGAGTATTCAGACGGTCGATTCGGCCATGTGCTTGATGCCAATTCTTGTACGAGTAGGTAAGCGAGTAGAACACGGTCGCGTCCGTCGTCGTACAATTCCATCCTTCTGCGCCGGCGACGTACTGAACCAAGTACAGCCACCGTTCGGTATTCGGGATTGCCTCGTGCTTGTGACCGTTCCACTCCGCTATCTGAGCTTCCCCGCTCAAGGTGCGAAGCATCTCCAACTCGTAATCGAAGTTGTAGAAGACGATCAGTCGCGGATGTTTCTCGTGCAACTTCCGAATCGCGTCGAGGCGTGACGGATCCGAATAGACAACCTTGCGCATGATGTAGAACAGTTCGGCTACACTTTGCACAGGGCGTTCTGCGTACACGTTCCAACGCTGCTTTATTACTGTGTCGTACTTGTCGGCGTCGAATTCGACAGGTACTTCCTTGCTGTGTCTGGTCGTGTGCCTGTCGTACGGCATGTGAACCAAGATGGAGTCGCGTAATCGGACTAGTTTCCCAACACTGATGTAGTGGTCCACCTTCGGGAACTTGCTGTAGGTATTGTAGACCACGTGTTCGCGTTTGAACGCCGTACGGTTCTCGTAGAACCCATTGGCGATGAATACCGGAATGTAGTCCAGCCAGGTGTCGCCCGGCGTCGCACTCAGCAGTATCCAGTTGTTGTGCTTGGAAATGAAGATGAACGCTTTTGCCCATTCTCCAGATCCGACAAGTCGCTGCTCGTCGAAGATGAAGAAGGCCCCCCGAACGTTCTTGTACTTGCCGATGTTATTCCACGAGTCAACGCGGAGAACACCAGCGACGGTGGCGTCTTTGGACTTGTACACCCCGAACTTCACGAACTCGGCTTCCCAGTCGAGCTCATCTCGCTTTCTTGCAGTGGTGATGACATAGACGTCCTTTGGCGCCTCATTACGCATGTAATAAGACGCCGCCGTGATCGACTTGCCGCTCCCGACACCCCCATACAGGATCTTGCCATTGGCGAGCTCACCAAGTGCTTTCTCCTGATGGGGGTACAGGTTTACTACCATTGCGGGCTCCTGGTGGGGTCAGGCCGCACTTCCGGGGGAGTCAGATGTGCCGGTCTCGAAGAAGTTGGAGTTTCCGCCGATGTTCGCGTTCACCGGCTTGCGCTTCTTGGTGTTCCTGCGACGAGGCAGCTTCTTCGTTGCCTCCTCGACCTTGACGCCGTACTTGTTGCCGCCGGCGTCGATCGATTCCTGCATCTTGCGGACGTCCTCCGGCGTTGCCTTCTTCGGCAGTGTGAGTACTGCGGAAGGCGTTGGCAGCTGCTCTGCCGCCTTGTCGAAGGCTTCGTCCCACTCGTCCAAGCCGAGCTCCTTGTCGGCCGCCTTGATGGCTGCCATGACCGTCGTGGGAGCGTCGGCGAGGTTCATCTCCTGCGTCGCTTCCGGATCCGCCATCTCCCTGATCTCGTCCAGCAAGACGAGGTTCGGCTGCATACCGCGCCGGCCTCTTCCCGTCTCGTATTCCGGAATCGCCGGGTTGATGAGCTTCAGCTTGGTCGCGTCGTACAAGGTGTTCTTGGTGATGTCGTTCTTATCCGGCTCGGGCGCCGGCGGGTAGTCCTTCGTCATGATCTCGTCGGCATTGATCAGCCGCGGGAAGTGGATGTCGCGGTCCTCGGCGAACTCCACGATGAGCGAATCGAATATCGGACTGTCGGACATGAGAACTTCCCTTCGTCGGTGGCGCACGTGAACGGGACGAGGTGCAGACCAGATTTCTCCCTTGGCCCACACCCCGATCCCACTGAGTGAACATTATTAAGTTGTTCCTCGATCTAATTCTTCTCGGTCAATTCCATCACACGTAACGCCGCCGTTTCGGCGATCATTCCCTGGTTCGCGCCGCCCTTCAGCAAGTCCGCGGATCCGTCCGACATCGCGGCCAGAATCGTCTGGAAGACCGCGGAGAACGTCTCACGGTGCTGCGACGCGGCGTAGAACGTCTTCTTGTACCGCTCGTCCGACAGGATGGTGAAACTGCCGTCACGCAGCTTGACGATCCAGTCGCTGACCACGCCACGGACGTTTCCGAGGTAGACGCAGTTCTGTCCCTCGGTCTCGCCCTCGTACAACATTCCGCCGTCGCCGGCGCACCAATCCAGCGTCTCGCCGAAGTCCTCCATCTGGATGACACGAGCGTCGACGATGTCGAGCTTGATGGTCTCGCTCATTTCTAGGGCCTCCACGCCTCTAGTGAACGTAACGGTGTCGAGCAATGTGCTTGGTCTTCTCCTTGATCTCCTCGCGGATCACCAGGCGCAGCGGAATGCGGTAGACGATCTGCTTGCGGACGCCCATCCAGCGCTCGAAAGCGGCGTCCATGTGCTTCTCGTCGATCAGAACCTTAGCTCCGACCGCCAGCACGAGGATGGCTTCCAAGAGCAGGATGAGCATCAGCATTTCTATCTCCTATTCGATTCCGAATTCTTCCTTGGTTCGTTCGGCTACTATTTCCATGATGCGCTTCGCCTCGTCCGGATTCGTCATATCGCGGCCTTCAACGATCCCTTGGATGATCAGCTGATTGATCTGATCGAATTGCCAGGCGATCACGCTCTCCAGGTTCAGTTTGACTTCCTCGTCAAAAGCCTTTCCGAACCACGGCTCAAAGGAATCGCTCACTCCTCGAATTCCTCGATGTCGTCGGGCTCGTTGTACCCGATCTCGTGGACGTCCGCGTATCGGAGTTCCAGCTCGTCCTCGTGGATCGTCGCGTAGATGGACTTCAGGTAGGCCTTGCGACCGGTGTTGCCGTTGACCGACCAGTCGTACGGACGCAGCATCAGGTCGATCTTGTCGATCTCCGCCACGTCCAGTATGTCGGCGGTGTCCTCGTCCAGCGTCGTGCGACCACGGGACGTGAGCATGATGACGCGCGGCGGACGTCCCTTGTACGAGACCGTCACCGGGATGAAGCAGAACTCTTCGTCGCCTTCCTCCTTCGGCGGACGACGCTTGATGTTCCAGCTGTCCTTCTCCAGGGTGTCGGCGATCTCCGGCGTGATGACCACCGCGAAGTTGCGCTTGCCGGCCGCGTTGAACTGACGCTCCTCGCCGGCGAAGTTGCGGAAGACGATGCGTACGTTCGACAGGATGATCTCGCCCTTGTCACCGTACGTCAGATCGGGTGCGTAGTCGTCCACGGTCAGATCTCCGAATCCAGGAACTTGCGGTTGTCGGTCTTGGTGTAGGTGTCGACGTACGTCTCGCGCAAGTCACCGTTGTGCGTGACCTCGTAGTACATGTTGTCCTCGAGCGTCGTGCACACCAACGCCTTCCAGTTCTGGAGCGTCTTGCAGAACCAGACGACGTAGATTCCGAACGCCGGGTTCTCGAAAGTCTCCGGCGGAAGTTCGTCCTCCAGCTTCAGGATGACGATGTGCATCGCCAAATCCTGGTAACTGACGTTCTCGTTCTGCGGAACCGACGGCATCACACGCGTGTCGTCATTCCAGTTCTGCCTCTCGCGCAGATTCACCTGACCCCTCACTCTCCACCGGTGCAGCAAGGCGGAAACCACCAGCCCCGGTATCATATACAATTTCATAACCGTCCAACATTCCGAGATCGTGCATGGATGACCAGGCGTCGAACTGTTGTTTGCTCTCGAGACCAGAGAGGCAGGAACCCAGCGAAACCGGATCCCCACCTCTCGCGTCGCTGTACATCTAGTCCACTCGTCCATGACGATTGCACGAACAGCCCGAGGTGCACGCGAATCCGTGCTGATGCGGCTCCTGGTACGTACAGGCGTCGTTGTAGCATCGCCCGTGTTCCTGGTTGAGCCACTCGGTGTAGCGACCGTCACGGTAGGCTTGCGCCGCTTCTCCGATCAAGTCGTCGTCCGTCTTCCGGGCCGCGTTCGGCATCTCAGCCGAGATCGAGAACGGTCCGAGCGTGCCGCCAAGGTGCTTGCTCAAGCTGGCCGACTGGATCGTGAACGTCGCCAGAATGTTGTTGCCCTCGGTGTACAGCTGGGCGTGACCCACGACACGCTTGGCGCCGTCGCTCGTTTCCTGCGTCACCGGAACCGTGTCGAACCTCTGACCGTTGTCCAACGCTTCCTTCAGCGAGTTTGCCAGATCGTCGCTGCGACCCACCTGACCCGTCAAGACGTCCCACTCTCTCGGCGTGAGAGTCATGTCACACCGCCTTGCGCTTGTTGATCTTCCGGGCCTGGACGCGTATCTCCTGCAGGTAGGACTCCTGCTTCGCCCACGCCTTCTGCCGCTTCTTACGCATTATTCCTCCGTTTCGTATTCGTCCTCGGTCGGCTCCCTGCAGTACTCGTCGTAGTACGCGTCAATGGCGCCAACACGGTACTTCGGCGACAAGTGATTGGAGAAGCGCCGCCACTCAGTGCGGACTCGCTTTCGCCTCTCGTATTCACCCTTGTCTTCAAGCTCTCGAACAGTCTTCCCGAACTCGCGAGCCCGATTGCAGACTCGTGCCCTTTCGTTCTCGGTCTCTTCTCGTACCGTGCTCACTTGACGAACGCCTCGAAGTTGCCGAAGTTCTCGACCGTCTCGATGGCGTCGTTCACCATGTTCTCGAAGTAGCGCATATCGATGACGTCGGTGATGTAACCGCTGCCCTCGTTCCAGATCACCAACTCTTCGAACGTCCAGTTGGCCAGATCCAAGCCGAACGACTGAACCATCTCCGCTTCGAGCCAGAGGTAGTTCTTGGTGCCCGTCACGGCGTAGGTCTTGTCGTCCTTGACGCGGAGGAGAGACGCGCCACCAGCCGACTTGACCACCGGAACGAACAATCCAGTACGACCCACGAGATGCATGCCCTTGTAAGGCGTCGTCGGAGTTGCCTCGGCCTCGTTGAAGTCGAGGTACATCAACCCCTGCTTGACCTCCTTGGACTCGCAGAGGTCGCTGAACGTGATCGGCTCTAGACTGAACAGAGCCTTGAACACCACCGGATGCTGGAACTGCGCACCGGTTGCCGTCCATACGCCGTCCTTGCGAGCGACGTAGACCGCGTCATTCACGAGGCAGAACTTCTCGTAAGTAGCCTCGTGTTCGAACTCGTAGCCATATTTGGCGCCGAAGTCGCTGACGAACTGGATGATCTCCGGAGTTGCGTTGGGGATCTTGATCGAGTCCGTCTTGATGTGTGCGACCGTGAAACCCTGCTCTTGCACCGCGTGCTTCAGGTCGATCATGAACAGCGCACCGCGCTTCGCGCAGATGTTGTCCTTGTTGCGCGGATCACGGAACGGGTTGTCGAACTTCGCCGATGTGAGACCATAGACGATGTTGATTGCGATCTTCAGCGCATCCGACAGAGCCTTGAGGCCGGCCTTGTCGTCTTCGTTCTCGAGGTATGGGACCAATTTCCCACCGAGCATTTTTCTGGCGTCGTCGAACTGGCGCCGCTTGATCGCGATCCTCGCTTTTTTCAGCTCGGAGAACGCCGGCGTGTAATCGCCGAACATCTCCAGGTTCTCGATCGAAGTCGGATGCATGGAAGCGACGTCCAGAAGCGCGACATTCTCGTAAATGCCGGGCTCGGCGTAGACGTAACCTCCCTCTCCGACGAGTTCATCCCGGTATGTGCTCTTCCCGAAATCATAGACGTATCCCGGGAATTCCTCGCTCAAGTCCGTGTAAATGAACTTGCTCTGTGGACGACGGTCGTTTCCGAAGATGATCGTCGCAGCGTGCTTCTGGGTGGTGTCGTTGACCGTCAGACCGGACAGCTCGGTCAGGATCTGCCGTGCGGCGTAGTCGCCCTGCCGTGCCTTGTGTGTGGCCTCGGTGGCGAGAACGTCGTTTACGCAGTAGTCGACGACCTTCGGCCAGAGCGCGGGATCGACCGGCTCATCCCACGGAAGATCGAGCTCCATATGGTGCAGACCGAGTTCGATCTCCCACTTCTTGAGGCTCTTCTTCTCGGTGGCGTAGTCGTAGATGTCCGCATACGAGAGGTTGTACGCCTCGCCGAACATCGCGTTCGGGTTGCCGTCGATGATCTTCTTCGACAGCTCGTACAGCTGCTGGTTGTTGTATCCCATGAACGCAGCCCACAGGATGTGGTTGTCGTATCGCCGGTTGTTGAAGCCCACCAGTTTGAACTGGAACAGCGGTTCGATGTCCGTCACCTTCGGATTGATCATCCGCACGACGGTATCGCTGTTCTCGAACTTCCAGCAGATGACGAACAGGTTCGGATAGACCTCGATGTCGAAGAACACCAGGCGCTTATCCTTGACGAACACCTCGTGGTTCTTGGTGAGACTTTCCACCGTGGCTTCGGAGGCGAACTTCATCTGCTTCACGGTCTTCAGACACGCGAGAGCCTGGTTACTGCTGTTGTTGGCAAACGCCATGATCTTCGGACGCATGTCGGTCACGTCGTAGACCATACCGCTCTTGTACGCGTCGTCCAGGATCTTCACGATGAAGTCGATTGACGGCTTCGTGCCCGGGTGGATCTCCTTTCGCAGGTTACGTGCGATCAGTTCCCGGAGGCCCTTCTCGCTTTGGAGCGTTTTGGTTTCGATCACAGTTGTCTTCTCCTTGAAAGGGAGACCACTGCTGATTGATGCAACAGGAATCCCGTTACACTTCGTCAGCTTTCGTCGGAGTGAGGCATTTCCGGAATAGACCTTGACCTCGATTCCATCGGAGTAAACCGATGAAAGTTCGGTGACATCGCCAGTGTAGTCATAGTGGAGATGGACTCCTCCACCAGACTTTGAAAGTTCGGCGTACGTAGCAGGCCAAGCGGATGCCGCCTCGAGATTTCGCTCAAGTGATTTTTTTCCATCACTGTCCTTGAGGTCAAAGTCAATGACGATGTGGTTTTCGGGGACGTTGACGTAGTGCACCTTGGAGGTGTCCACATCGGCAAGGGTCGTCTTCACATCCGACCACTTGTACAGAGGGGTCTCTTCTTCCGTGGCGCCCTGTGCCGGCAGCTCCGCATAACCTAGGTCGAAGATCGACTCGGTTTCGTCCAACACCAGCGAGAAAGTCTTGGTGTCGTGCATGAGCGGAGCCTTGTATGGCTGGGCCGTGAAGCCGCAGAAGTAGCTTCGATGAGCTGTACCGTCTACCGTGATGCGATCGTGGTATTCGGAGAAGTAGTTCTTGAGTTCCTCTCGAAGCCTGGGTTGAGTCATCTTGTACTCGAGCGCGGCTTCGGTGCAGTACTCCTTGTACATCGCCCAAGCCTGCTTGAGCGTCGTGCTGTCCTGCTCCTTGAAGATGTCGAAGTAGGCTTCAATGAAGTTGAAGAACATGTCCGTCTGGGACATCATTTCCAGCGGACGGTAGGCGCTGTAGTAGTTCTTACCCATCGCCCGATAAACTTCGAGGCAGTGATGCGCGATTGCACCCAGCTCAAAATCGATCTGCTGCATCAGTGTGAGATACCGGTTCACCGGCAGCAATGAGCCACTCGGGTGAACATCGATGAGCCTCCGGATGATTCCGGACTTGGCGTCACTGATCTTGACGGGTTTGTTGGTGCCCATGAACAAGAAGGCGTTGATCCGAGACATGTAGCTCGGCTTGTACTTCTCGTTCATCGTCATCTCTTCGTGAGAGGTGATCGAGTTGAGCCGGCTGTTGTCCTCGATCTTGGACAAGTCGCCGTCGTGCTGGAACGCAACCAAGGGGTTGTGCTTGAATACCTCGGTAGCGAAAGAGTTGTTATTTCCCACGAGTGCTTTAGCGTCGAAAGCCGTGTAGTAGCTTTCGAACAGCATCTGCATGATGTTCATGATCGTGGACTTGCCAGACCCAGGGGGGCCGTAGAACACCAGGAACTTCTGCAACTTCTTAGAGTCCCCAGAGAGCACGGCCCCAATGGCCCATTCGAACTTCGCTCGCTCCTCGTCGGTGTACAGGGTAGTGGTGATCTCGTCCCATGCGGGATGCGGACCCTCGGCCAGAGAGTACGGAAGTCGACGGCTCACGTAATCCGTCTTCTTAACCTCCGTGTTGGCGAACGTAAACTTCTCGTCGAGCTGATGCGAGTTGTCGCTTACGTTCTTCATAAACTTGCGGAACTGGTTCCACCCGTTAGTGCCGTATGAACGGAGGAGTTTCGCATTGCACGACACGCCGTCGGCTTTCAGCTTGTCCGCGAACTCGGTTACTGCTTGATCGACGAGACGCTGTACATCGTACTCGTCGGTGGACCAAAGGCCTTTTTCATCATCCCATATTGCGTAAAACGATTGACCGCGGACCATGAGATCCTGTGATCTACCTACGGTGAAGTCGGGGAATACTTCGGTGACACCGCCCCGAGCTTCCTTCGTGCAGATTTGAAAGAAATCCATCTACCCTCCCTTCGTACTACCCCAGTTCCAGAACGTAAGCGCTCAGCTGGTACCAGAGTTCTACATTGCGTTGGTCTTGATCCGGATGAAGAAGCGGGAAGAATCCGCCGTCGCCGTTCTCCTTGTAAGTTCGGAATATCACCCGGTCTAGAATCTTGTTGATGTGTTTTCTGGGAAGCCGCCAATCGTCACTGTACTTGTTAATGCCGAGGTTCTCCATCAAGGCCCAGAACCAATAGTGAGGCTCACCGTCAGCTTCGAACGAAAGCCGACGAGAAAGCCCCACCATCAGTTCCAGAACAGAGCAGCCGAGTGCCATCCACTCACGGTCTACCTCATCGAGTCGTTCGTCCTCGATGAACTCGGCGCGAAGAGCTTTCCCATCCTCGAGACGATTGTCGTCATTCGGAACCAGCCAGACGAACTCCTTGGTGTAGAGTTCCTTCAGCAGCTTCCAGTAAGTCAGGGTCTTCTCTGTCACAGTTGGATCAGCGACTTGACGATACAGCCATGTGTAGTACAGTTCGTCAAGCGGCTTGGTGATCACCCACTGTCACCGAGCCCCGCGACAACTTCGGAGTACTTGCGCTCGTCGCGCAGAACCTCCAAGTACATCTGGATCTGGTCGTTGCGGATGTACACGACGTTCGGGTCGCCGGACATGGTGCCGAAGTCGCTGAGGTTCGTGCCGACGGTCAGCAGTCGGGACGCGTCGTCCAAGATGTCGTCGCCTTCACCGCACAGCGTGTCGTCGCCCTCGTAGTAGGTGATGGTCGAGGAAGAGTAGTTGGCCTCGTTGGAGAGCGCCTCGTCGGAGCTCACGACGTACGGCTTGTTCTTGTCCACGCGAGACTCTCGCTTCGGTTGTGCTGCCGCCGGCCCGAACTTGTCGGAGATGTGCTGCTCGGGAGTGACGATGTTGTCCTGGATCGCTTCCTCGATGTACTTCGGAATCGCCCATGCAGTCTGGTCTTCAGCGTCGGGAACAAACGCGTTCTCAGCGACCTCGGTGGCTGCCGCGACGAGCTCCTGTTCGCCGCGATAACCCTTGAGGGCATTCTCCGCACGCTCGGCCGAAGCCGCATATCGGAGAATGCTGCCGTTGAGGTCCAGGTTCTCACGCTCGTATTCCTTCACGAGCGACGTCTGGTCTTCGAGCTTGTTCTGGTAGAACTCCAGCTCCGACTGCGCCTCGATGTACTTGGCACGGAGCTTACGTCCTCCTAACGCATAGCCGACGCCGAAGCTGACGGCCAGCGCACCCAGGAGCGCGATCGGAGGAACGTTGTACGACTTGAACTCTTCCATTTCGCCTCCTTAGATGAGGTCGTAGACGACGCCGTCCACGTTGAAGTCGAGCCAGATCGAGCGCTCGTCCCCGTTGATGAAGGACTGGCCGGTCTGGAGGTTGCGCAGGATGCCGAAGTCGACGAAACCGTCGCCGTGTCCCTTGACCCAGCCGACGACCTGGCCGGCGGAAGACCGCTCCAGCCCGAGCGCGTCGTAGACCTCGTTCAGGAAGACGTGGCCGCGGGCGTTGAGCAGATCGTTCATGTAGTTCTGCTGGGAGCGCAGGAAGGCCTGGTTGTACATGTTCTGCGGGTTCCAGTTCTGCGTGGTGTCCCGGTCGAACAGACGGGCGTACATCGACATCCCGTTGGGATTGCGCTCCTTCACGGTCTTGACCGCGACGCCCTCGTCGGTGTCGACGGCGATCTCCCGGTCGATCGTGCCGAACCTGAAGTCCTTGTCCTTCTCCTCGCCGAGCTCGTCCACGACCCGCGCCCTGTACTCGCGGAATCCCTTGTCGAGCGCCGCGTAGGCCGCCGTGAGAGCGATGTTGCGCCGCCGCATGATGACGTGCGAGCCGGTGAGGCAGCCGATCGAGATCACGCCGACGGCGAATGCCGGCGCGTACAGCTTGCCAATCTTGACGGCGGTCTGGATGCGGTTGAGCGCCCGGTCCTTGTTGGCGTCCTCCTGGTCGTAGTCCTCGACTTCGAGCGCCTCGGCGTCCTCGATCTCGACCTTGTTCTTCTCGGCCTCCTCGAGGATCTGCTCCATCTTGAGCGTGGCCTGACTGGCCAGGACGACGGTAGTGACGACGCCGACGACGCCCACTGCGAAGAGAATCGTGGGCGAATGCTTCTTGGTCTGCAGAGCCTGCCGACCCACCTGACTGGTGACCTTGTTCTTGATGGCCGCGAGGCGCATCTTGTACTCCTTGGATGTTGTGTAGTTGTGAACTACCGGCTGAAGCGGTCGGCGACGGTCTTCCGCTTCTTCATGATGATGTCCACGATGCCGTTGGCGATGCTGTCGATGGACTCGTCCTTCTTCATGTGCAGGGCGTAGCCGGCGATCACGCCGATGGCCAGCGAAACGACGATGCGCATTTCTCTCCTAATCGATGGGCTCGGTCTTGGGCAGAACGAGCATGTAGCCGTTGGTACCCACACGCCTTACGCCGGCCATCTCCAGGCTCGTCCAACCCCACTTCGAGTCCGTGTGGTGGAACGGCTCACCCACGAGCTCGTACAAGTCCTGGACGGTCGCCTGCTCGTATTTGCCGATGTAGTCGACGAGCGTGTTGATGACTTCCTCGGCCTCGGACCTTGAGTCGAGAACGATGCCGTCGAAGTCGTGTGAGCCTCGTGCACGGCGGTTCACAGACGGACGCTCGGCCGGCCTCGGCGAGTTCGAATACCGGTTGTTGTAGTTGGTGTAGTTCGTTCCGCCGAACGCGGTGGAGCTGGAACGACGGCGGTTCGGGCGTGTCTCGCCGTAGATCATGCGCTCGAAGCCCTGACTTACGGCGTCGGTCATCATGTCCTTGAGCGCCGGCACCAGGACGTCTCCGACGATGTAGTCGAATACGCTCTGGTCGGAGTCGGCGAGGAACATTTCACGGAATCGGACACCGAGCGGCTTCTTCCGACGGCTGACCTTCCCGCTGACTATCGGACCCTTCTTCTTTTCGGGGACACTTTCGTCTCCCGCAGCCTTCGGATTCTGGCTGTTGCTGGGGAATTCCACGTGGTTTGCCTTCGAAAGGGAAAACTAAAAGTCCAAGTAATTTGGACTAATAGTCTTAAGCCGGTACGATGGGTTACTGCGTCAATTCTTTGGCGTCGAAGTGCTCGTCGATGCGCTTTTCGACTCGCTGCTCCGCTTTCATCGTGTAGCCGATGGCGGCGGAGACAACGAATCCGAATGCGGTCTTGACGATCAGCTTCTGGAGCTTGGGGGTCATGGCAGGCCTTTCGGTAGGGGTCTCATTATAGGCCCCGTTTTTCCTGCGACCCCCGTGTCAGCTGCCGTCGCCGGCCGGCGCGGGGATGGTGAGGTTCGGGTAGATGACGTTGAAGTTGCCGATGTAGTCGGTCGCGAAGACGAGGTGACCGGCCCAGTCGGGAGTGGCGTCGCCGGAACGGCTGATGTTCACCTGCGTGTCGTCGACCACGTTGCCGGGGATCTGGAGGTACGCGTAGACGTCGAGCGGCTGCCCGACGAAGAGATCGGCCCACTGCTCATTGGTGACGGCGTCGTTACCGTCCGCGGGGAGGTCCTGCGTATCGGTCATTCTTTTTTTCACCTTTCGTTGGTTGGGAAATCTGGGCGAGGGCACCTTTTTCTTGTTCGGATTACAGTGGTCGTCTCCTGGTGGGGGGAATTGGAGACAGACGGCGCAGGGGGAGGCGCGTTTCACTGAAGCGTCAAACAAGACTGAAAGCGGCGGTCGTTTAAGATTTGCATCCGGAATAACACCTCAGGAGACCCCTCTACCAAAGTGCTTGCAAATCCCCTCGTAAGAACGGAGTTAGGCGGCCTGGCGGTTCTTGCGCTGGAAGGCCACCATCAGGTGATCCTTGGACATCTTGCGGGGATCGTCGCCGACGACCGCGTTGAACTGGGCGTCGTCCATGTTCAGGAGTTCCGTGTGGGTGTACTCCTTGTTCTCGGGCAGCTGGACGTCCTCCACCATGCGGCCGAGATCACCGGGCAGGATGCCCTTGACGAACTCCACGCCGGCTCCGGGGTTGCTGATGAGCTCCATGAAGAGCTCGTCGTAGGCCGGGCTGTTCATGAACTGGTTGACGATCTCGTCGTTGTGGACGAAGCTGCTGCCGCTTCGGATGCCGACGGACTTGCTGATGAACATCTTGAACGTGTCGATGATCTGCCGGCCGTCCTGGGAATCGACGATTCCCTGCAGGTACGCCTGCATGCCGCCCTCGGTCGTCATCTGCATCTCGATGAGCGCGGACTTGCTGAGGTTGAAGTACCAGTCCTCATCGACGTTCTCGCCATCGATGTCCTTGTAGGTTATGGTTTTCTTGAGCATCTTCTATTCCTTTCGCTGTCTCCAATCGGAGAGAACGGGTATCAAACCTGACGAACGCTGTGGGCAGCGCGAGGCTCACGACCTGGCGACGGTTGGATTTACGCCCAAACGGGCGAACCCAAGCGATCCAGCATCGCTTCCTTCACTCCCGTGCGGCGCTCGGTTCGGCCACACAGCGTTCGTCAGGAGTCTGGTTGAGGCTCAGGCCTCGGGGGTCTCGTCCGTCTCCTCGACGGCGGAGTTGCGCTTGCGGATCACCAGGACGGCCGTCCCGAGGATCGCGGTGGTGACGGCGCCGGCGATGACGCGCTTGTTCTTCGCCAGCCGCTTGGCCTTGACGACCAGGAACGAACTTCCCTTGGTGTCGTCCTCGCCGAAGAACGTGACGTCGCCGTCGGAAGTGCGGATCTCGGTCACGGTCGCCTCGCTGGCCTTCGCCTGGTGCGGGACGGTGGCGTCCTTCTCTTCGACGGTGCTGTCGGCGGTGTTCTTGGTGGCCATGTTGGTGAAATACCCTTCAGTCAACGTAGTTAAGGAAGCGCCTGTACGCTTCTCTTCAATGTAAGGACCAGTAGCCGCGGACCGGAATCGTCTGGAATCCGATCGTGATGCACGGCTTACCGTCCTCGGTGATGGCCGAACCGTACTCGACTTCGAGTCTGGCGTCGGTGTTCCATCCGATCTCGTCGGACTCCGCCGTCTTGGCGAGCCCGATGCGGTCCCAGAAGTCCGTGAGCGAGGCGTAGTCGCTGTTCAGGATCTGGTAGTTGGTGTCGTTCTGGGCCTTCTTGAGCGTCTCGAACGTGCTCTTGAAGTATCGTCCCGAGTGCGTGTCCAGCACGAGAACTTCGGCCTCGTTCAGGACGTAGACTTCCGCCGGCGGGTTCTTGTTGACCCGATCCTGCGCGATCTCGTCTCGAACCTCCTGCTCCTTGCTTTCACCGAGCTTCTCGATAACCTTGGTTTTGTACTCCTGGAATCCTTCCTGGGCGATGGAATATGCGGATGCCAGGACTGCGGCACGCCGCGTGCTCACGTGGTTGGCGCTGATGATACAAGCGCCGGTCACGAGTCCCATTCCGACAGCCGGAAGATATAGCTTCCAGATGTCCGGAAACACGATCTTGACCTTCTCGAACGTCGGAAGCGGCTCGAACTCGTTGTCCACCAACTTGTGATGATTGACCGCCATTACCTCAGCGGCCTTGAACGAGGCTCGGCCAGTGAGAATCGCGGTGGTGACCAGACCGGTCACTCCGAGTGCGGTCAAGATGGTGGGAGCGTTGTCGGCGGTCGCCTTCTGTGCTCGCTTGACGATGGCGCCGATATTCACTCAGCACTCCTCTGGAGATGGACGGTCGCGGAGTTGCCCAGCATCGAGAACTCGAAGCTGAGGTCGCCGTCCTTGTAGGTGAAGGTCTTGGTTGTGTCCTGGGACAACTGCGGGTCGCCGTCCGCCTTGGAGACGATCTGCCCGTCGGTCGAGGACGTCTTGAACGTTCCCGCCCAGTATGCGCCGGAGATCACGTCCGAACTCATTCCGATGGATATCTTGCCGTCGGATGTGATCGTGGCCGTCATCGTGACTCCGCCGTCGCCGCTCTTCTGGTTCCACGTGCCCACGAGGTTGACGGGCTGGACGTTCGCCACGGCGGATATTCCGCGGGGATCCGAAGTACGAGTGTGGTCACCGACCAACACGAAACCCCCGGCGAAGAGCGCTATGGCGGCGAACAAGGACCAGACGGTCCAGTGGATCTTACGCATGGTGCACTCCTATCGTGTGAATCGGAAAACGCAAAGCCTAAACACCTTGTTAGGGTGTTCAGACTTTTTGGTTAGATGAGGTCGTCCTCGAGTTCGGTGTTCTTCGCGGCTTTGGCGGCGTGGTACTTCTTCAGGAGCTTCTGAGCGCCGATGGTAAGGGCAGCACCGATGACGACTCCGATCGCGATGTTTGCGGTCGTGACGGGGGTCTCACTGGTGACGTACTCACCTTCGGAAATCTCTTCGGCACCTTTGGTCTTAACGACGGCAAGCATGGAAGTTCCTTTCGGGTAGGGGTCTCATTATAAGCCATGTTTTTTTCGCGACCCCTCGCAAATTCCCTACCGAAAAGGAAAACCTAAACACCGGGTTAGGGTGTCAGGTTTGTAAGGTCTAGTGGGTGGGTGATGTCTTGACGGCGATCTTGCAGATGCTGCTCACCACGGCCACCGTGACGATCGATCCGACAATGATCTTCGCGGTCGGGCGTAGGACGTCCTCCACCAATCCGTTGAGGATGTTGGCGGCGGACTCTCCTATTTCCGAGGCGATCTCGTTGTCGAGTTCGGTTTCGTTCTTGGGGGTCTTGGCGAGGCTGATGTCTGCGACAATGCGCTTCTTGAACATGGCAGTCCAATCAGATAGGGGTCTCATTATACGCCATGTTTTTTCTGCGAGGCACAAAGTAAACACAAACCCCGTGCAAGAGTGGTTAGCTCTCACACGGGGCGTGTTGGGATTGTACGGGGTGGTTAGCGGGACTTCAGGACGAATCCTAGTGCCTTCGAAGTCACGACGTGCGCTCGCTCGTAACCGAGGATCAGAGCGATGCCGGCCAGGTTGCCAGCGACGAGAACCATGGTGTCGGGGCTCACGCGCTTGGGGGAAGTGGCTTCCTTCAGCTTGTAGAGCTCCTTCACCCGGTCCAGGGTCGTCTGGTAAGCGGGATCGGCGATCTTCAGTTCCTTCAGTTCCGAGAGAGCGGCGTCGATGGTCTCGTCGAGCACAATGGTCTTCGGCTTGATGATCATGGCTTAGCCTCTCAGTAGGGGTCTCATTATAACCTAAGTAATTCCTGCGACCCCATGAAAGGACTAGCTCGCCGGCGGAGTCGCCGGATCGGTCTGCGACGCCTGGTTCTGCGTCTGGGTCAGGTCGGCCGAAGTGGTGGACTGCGAGACGGTCGGGGTGATCGTCGCCGGAGCCGGAGTCGCCGCGGAGGTGGTGTTGTCGGGCTTCACGCCGGACTTGGCCTTCTGGTGCGCCAGGTTCTTGGCCTCGGTCTCCGCGGCGGCGAGCGCGTGGTGCGCCCAGCCGGAAGCCTCCTCCAGAGCGTTGACGAGCTTGGTCTTGGCCACGCCGGCGGGGATCGCGTCGTCCAGGGACTTCACGAACGCCTTGAACGAAGTCGCGACGGCCTCGCCGTGCTCCTTGACCGCGCTGAATCGGTTGTTGATCTCGGTCTCGCTGAGGGTCATATTTCCTGCTTCCTTGGCTAGAGAGACGCGCCGTGCGCCGTGCCGCCGGTGGTTTGGGTCGCCGAGGATGTGATCTCCTGCGGTGAAGTTGTGGACACGATCTTGAAGGTCGCCTCAGCCATCTTCTCCAATTCCTCGGGAATCTGGTTGAGGTTGAGCGAGAAGACCTTCTTGAGATCGGTCTCGGCTACCTCGATGACGCCGGCGTACTTCGCCTCGCTGGCGTTGTACGTGGCCGTCGAGTAGCCCAGGACGCCGCCCAAGATCGTGTTGACCGAGGCGATGGAGGCCATCACCTGCCCCACGTCCGGGAAGTTCCAGATCTGGCTCAGCGCATAGTACAGAGCGGCGCAGAGCGGCAGACCGATGGAGGCGACGTGCTTGAGGACGTTGTACGCCCCACTGCTAAGCAGCGGCGTTTTGGTTGCCGCGGAACTGGGTGACGACGTTGACATCGGGTAGATACCTTTCGTTGGTGAATATCTCGCCGTGTTGAGCGTGAGTCTGGAACGGAAGCATGCGCACGTCGTTCCAGATGCGCTCGGCGATGCCGTTACCCCCGAGCTCCTTGTACGGCTGGAAGAAGTACTTCTCGAACTCCTCGAGCTCGTCCTTGGTGATCCACCCGCGCTCGATGTAGTGCAGACCGAGAGTGGTGATCTTGTCGTACGCGATACCCATCATCAAGCGAGCGTTCGCGCTGTTGCGGTGGTTGCGATGCTCCAGAAACTTCCAGAAGCCACCTGAACCGAGAACCGAACCCACGATGATGATCAGTGCGTGCTGGAGCCACACAGTGGGGTCTCCTTTCTTTACAGTGGATCGGCTACCCCACCACCCCCAGAAGGCGATGCCGGCGTGCCTATCAGAACAGGGCTCTTGAGCGCGTATGGCTGTGCTTGTTTCCAAACACCACCGGTACGCACATAAGGGATCGCCGGCTTCCAGACTCCGTTGACGTTCACGTACACGCCAAGGATCGTCTTTGCGCTAGATGAAGCTGACCAGCCCCCCCAGCCGTTCGCGTTCCTTGCCCTGACCCAAAAGTAATAAACGGTGTTCATGGCCAGGTTCTTTACCACGTATGGGGACGTGGCAGTTACTTCTGTCGTCGCCGTAGTCGAACTCGTCCCATACCCGAGTTGATATCCGAGAATCGACGAACCACCATTGTTTGGAGCTGACCACGAAACCGTCACTGTATCGACCGTCACAGCGCTCAGAGTAGGCTTCGATGGTGCTGATGGAACTGTGGATCGGGATATCGCCTGACTGAAAGTAGTCGGACCGCCGAAGCCTGCAGTTCCAGTGGAGTTGAGCTTGAACGTGACTGTCTGGTTCGTCGTAACGGTCCAGGCTCCGAGACGCTGCCAACCGGTGTTAGCAGAATATCGGAACGACTGCCATGAGCTTGATGAGCCGTTGACGATATAAGCCCACGGCAAGTCGTAGTCGAACGTTGTCGAGTTGTTCGCGTTGATCCAGAACTCCACCGTGCTACCGGTGTCCCGGATCATCATCGTGCCCGAGCCGCCAGTGGACTTGGTGTAGTCAGTCATGGATACACCTAGCTCACGATCTTGAAGTAGATGTCCCCATCGTTACCACCGGACGGATCTGCCGTCCCGGAGGATATGCCGGCCGCAGTGCGGAAACCGGCTTTACCCACGGGGATCATCGCCAGAAGAGCGGCGACGTAGTCACGGGTTCGGTTGATCTCACGGCCACCCCAGCGAACACGGCCTTCTTCGCCTGTGTCGGGGACGGTCTGATATCCTGCCGCGGTTGCCTGATCTCCTACAGCCATGCCAAACCTCCTATCAGGGCTGGTTGCCCCACACGTCCGTCGTGTCCGAATCGAGATCGAACCAGGCCTTGTTGTTATTCCAGCCGAGCCACGTTCCCGTGTTGATGGTCTCGTAGCTGACGAGCGTCGGGTAGTTCTTCTCTCCGGTGTCGTCCTCGCTGAATATCTGCTCGGTGACGCGCATCTGCGTCTGCACACCGTCGGAGTTCTGCTCTTCGACGAGGTCACCGAGGAAATAGTCAACGCTGTAGACGTACTGACTCTGTTCGCTGACCTCTCCGTCAAAGAGATAGCTCGTTCGAGCTCCTGCGAGAGCTTCCAAGCCGGCCTGCTGAAGTTGAGCACTCGTGGGACTAGTGAGGTTCGTCGCGTCCACGATCAACACCCGGCGTTCGAAAGCTGTGATCATCGTCGGGTCGACACCGTCAGCGAAGACTATCGTCGTGGTTCCGTCGGGAGCTTTGACATACGCCACATTCTTGGCTGATGAAATATCCGTCAATTCCTTGGTGTTCTGCAGGTTGTCCAGCTGAGGCGCGAACACAACCGCCGGCAGATCCGTCTGATCAGTCGTCCGATCACTTCCGGCGTAGATGTCGAAATATAGCTGACCAGTCAGACTGTTGCAGAGCATCCTGAATCCGAGGTCGTATGGAACGCATATGTTCGTCACCATCGTCGTGAACAACGTCGGAGGAACGGTTGCGGTGTTAGTAACCGTGATCGAGTCAGCCGGCTCGGATATGGTTGACGCTGGAATACCGGGCATCGTGCCTTCGGTTATCCCAGGAATCGCATCGCCGATATCCCAAGTTCCCGTCACACAAACGTCATGGAACATGGCTCTTGCAATGGTGGCCGGCGGATTGGTGTACGGCGTGATGGCGCCGGCGCGGTCGTCGAACAGTTTCTCGATCGAGTGACCGATGACGATTAGATTCCGACTTCCGTCGTCGTTCCAGTCATCCTCGACCGAGTCGATACGCATGATGTAGTTGGACTTGTTCATGGCCAACCACGTGTCCGGCTTGAGGATCGACCGGAACGCGTACGTAGATGGTACGTTCAGTTGGAAGTCGCCGTACGCCTGCCACCGCTCAGTCCAGATCAAGGATTCGAACTGATCGATGACATATTGGCGACGATTCAACGGATTCAGCGTGTACAGTTCCATCAGAGAGCACCGAACCTTGCCGTGTACGACACGGAAACCGGGAACGATCCTCCGCCGGAAGCATTGAACAGAAGACTGTTACTACCCTTGGCGAGCTGCGCCCATGTCGACTGAGGTGACACCGCGTACAGGATGGAGGTCGTCACGCCGGCTCTGAGGAGAGTCAGGTACTTGTTTCCGGGTACCGTGCTGAGCGTCAGGACATCGCCTGCGAGGAGAGCGTATGCGATATCCAACGTCCAGGTGTTGCCTTGAGGGTCTGTGTAGTACATGGTGAGCTCGGAACACGTCGCATTGACGTTTATCGTCGCGACGAAACCGCTTGATACGGTTCCGAGATATCCCATGTCCGTCGCCGTCGTGTCAGCAGTTGTGAGCGTACTGATCGTCTTGACGACGGGATCGATGAAGTCGGGATCGGTGTTGATGACGGATATCGTCACGATCGGATCCTGCACGAACATGGGAGATTCGCAGGACTCGATGTATCCGCCAATCAAATATCCGTCCTCAGAAGCATCGTCGGTGTTGTCGACGTAGAACTTCAGACTGACATTGTCTTTCGGCGTGAAGATATCGTAGACATTCCTCCGGAGGGAAAGAACGTCAGTGATCGTAGGATCGGGAACGAGCTCCAGCGTGAGCACTATATTTCTCGTGTCACGACGAGCTGACTGGTAGACGGCTCCGTCTTGGTTCGCGAAGCTCGTCGAGACGATGGTCGCCTTCACGGGGTCCAACCCGGTGATACTTTGAATGTTGATTCCACTCGAGGTATCACCGAGCTGGAGCGTGAGGAGGCTACCCTGGCTGTTCGTCGCCTCCATTTTGGTAAACAAGGACACCCCTCGCTTGAGACAGTTGGTTCTTCGTCTGACGGTAGAGATCCACCGCCGAGATTGCCTTCGGCGAGTAGTTGTTCTGGGTGAAGCTTACCGGCGGAGGAGTCTTCGGACTGTTGGCAACGTTGGTGATCACATCGCTGTTGTCGGAATATCCCGCGGAGGCAATCTTGGCCGACGACGTAGATGCACCCACACTGACGGTGTCCGGTGTGAGAATATCGGTGATCTGTCCAGCACTCTTCTTGACGTTCGACAGATCCACCACAGGCGTGATGGTCGGCTTGACGTTCGTGTTGGCGTTGATCATATCCGACAGACCCGCGATGGTCTTGCTCATCGAGGTGAGTGCGGTCTGACCCACGTTTGTCGCGGAGTCGCTGACAGCGTCGCCCATAGAGTCGAGACCGTCGGTGAATCCTTGGGTGGTGAAGGCGCCGAGTGCGAACGCCTCCTTGGACGGAGAGTGAATATCCAGCACCTTGCCGAGCGCGTGCAGGACGTCGCCTGCGATGCTCTCAGCCTTGCTGATCAGACCGCTTGCCTTGCTCGCCAGGCCGCCGGTCATACCGTCGATGATGGCTTCACCAAGGTTTACGCCGGCAGCGTCCAGCGCTGAGGTGTGACTGCGGATACCATTCGCAACTCCGTTGATGAAGTTGATGACGGCTTGGATACCCGCGTTGACAATCTTCACACCGCCGGCGCTTACGCCGTTGATGAATGCGATGACTACGTTGGCAGCGGCGTTGGTAACTTGTCCGATTCGTCCCGCGATTCCGTTGAGTACCCCGACCAGTATTTCAATACCGGCATTGGTGAACTTCGGAACCTGGTTTACGAGATCCGCCAACAGCAAGTCCACGAGCTTCATGAACGTGGTGTTGATCTGCGGACTGTACTTATTGATGTCCTGCAGGAACATCACGAGGATGTTGCCCAAGGTCGTGTTGATCTTAGGCGATTCCTGATTGATCGCTGTCAGCAGCGCCGTGAGAACCACGGTGATTGCCTTGACGATGGCAGGACCGGCTGTCGCGATCGTGGTTGCGAACGCGATTACTGCGAGGCCGATCTCAGTGCCGACCTTCGGAAGCAGACCCAGCAGTGCGCTGACGATGCCTGTTAGTGCTGCAGCTGCGGCTGTTCCCGCTACGGCGAGAGCAGTCAAGCCGGTGGCGAACAGGAACACACCTGCGCCGGCTAGAGCGACGCCTACACCCATCAGAGCGATTGCGCCACCCACGGCAAGAAGTGTCGGTGCCAAGGGCGTCAGCAGAAGACCTGCCGCGGCCAAGATCACGAACACCCCTGCGAGACCCGCCAGCGCTTCTCCGAGAGATGCCCACGGCATGTTGCCCATGGTGGTGATGACTGGAAGCAGGATCTCCAGAGCAGCAGCCGCTACGATCAGCGCGGCGGATCCTGGGAGAGTGACCTCCATGAGGATCAGTGCGGCAGCGATCAGAGCAAGAGACACCGTCAATGCAGTGAGAGCTTTACCGATGGAGTCCCAAGGCATTGCTCCCATTTTGACGAGTGAGTCCGCAACCAACCCAAGAGCGACTGCAGCTAGGGCGAATGCCGCGGCACCAGTCAAAGACTCTTCCATGAACACCATGGCAGCCGAGATCAGCACCATAGCGCCGGCCATCTCGGTCAAACCTCGACCGATCGTGCTCCAAGACTGAGAACCCATCTTGGCGATGGCGTTGCTGATCAGTCCCAGAGACGATGCCACGATGAGAACCGAGGCAGCCGACAGAACCGAGTCCGGAGGAATCAGGTACAACGCACCCGCGATCAGAGCAAGACCGCCGGCCATCGTGGACAGACCCTTGCCGATGGTTTCCCACGAGTACTGGGCGATCTGACCGATGGCAGAAGCCAGAACCTTGATTCCGGTAGCCAATAGGATGATGCCTGCGCCTTGCAGAACACCACCGGTGTCGGCTTCGGTGAACTTCTCGAACAATCCGAGGCTCACCAAGAGCGTTCCGACCCCGACAAGACCCTTGGCCATCTGGTCCCAGTTGAGGACCGAGAGCGTTACGACGGCCTTTGACAGGTCGTTGACGCCTCGTGCGAAGGCCGTGAGCCCGAGACCGCTGGCAATCAAGCCTTCTGGGTTACCCATGAGCTTGAGTGTCGCCAACAGCTCAGCCAGCAGGACCGAGAGACCTGTCAGTCCCTTGGCGAGCTGATCCCAGTTGAGCTTGGACAGGGATGTGACGGCGATGACTAGAACGTCGACTGCTGTTGCCAACAGGATCAACGACGCCATCATGACCGGCATCTTGGCCCAGCCTTCACCTTCGATGAACTTCTCGAAGATGACGAGCGAACCCATCAGCTGGGTGAACATCACGGTGATTGCACTGCTGGCTCGGATGAGGCCGGCACTGTCGATTCGTGACAGAGCGATGACAGACACCGTCAAGAGGGCTACTGCGGCTGCGATCGCAAGCAGCGTTGCCGCCTTGAGCGTCTTCTGCATCGTTTCGAAGGTCTCGTTCAGTGCTTCGAACGATTCCTTGATGGTGTCGACGATTTCGCCGAGTCCACCGCTCTTGTTCGTGAATGCGGACACGAACTTCTTGAGCAGCAATATCAACGAACCGAACAAACCGGTGTTGATAAGGTTGACGACGTCCTGGAAGTTCAGACTGCCGACAGCCGTGACGATGTTGGAAGCAAGGTTCTTGAAGAACGTGTCGAACTTCGAAGTGATCGGTTCGATGAACGCTTCGATCTGGTTCAGGTGGTTCGAGAAGGCAGCCCAAAGATCATTAACAACCTTGAGCAATCCCCCCAGCGGTCCTAGCTGGATATTGATCTTCGAGAAGGTGTTGCTCGGGTCGACTTTACCCGAGATCTTGTCGAAGATATTCTCGATCCACACACCGACATTCTGCAGCAGCGTGATTGTGATCGGGATTACATCCGCCAGGAGCTTGAAGAACTCCTGAACACCTTGACCTTCTTCGACGAAGTTCTTGAACTTGACGATGAGGTCGCCGGCCTTGGCCGTCAGCGCGAGGAAGTCGCCAGGCGCAGCGCCCATGTAGATGAGTACAGAGCCTATTGCCTCAGCCAATTGCTTGGCGACAAAGACAACCAGACTGAAGATTGAGAAGATTCCCTCGAACGTCTGCTTCAGATCGTTAGAGGTAGTCGCTCCCATTTTGAACATGTCGACCAAGTCCTTGAAGCCCTTGGTCAGGGAGACGAGGTTCTCGGCTGTTACCGGCGGAAAGACCGCTTCGAAAGCCGACTTGACGACATCCAGTATCGCACCGAGCTCGTGGAAGGCATCGGTGATGGCCTGAATCAGGATCGTACGACCACCGAGAGTCGACCAGACCTGAAGCAGTGCGTTCAGAGCATAGATCGGACCTGTCAGCGCATTCTCAGCGGCGTTGTGCACGCTGGTGAACAGGTCGGTAGCTTGGTTGATGTCACCGAAGATAGTCTTGAAGATGGCACCGTATGCCGTCCCGACTTCTTCCTTGAGGGCCTCGGTGAGCTGATCCAGGGTCTTGATCTTCGTGGCCGCGTCAACCGCGACTTCGGCCTGCTTGTAGATCGCCTCGGCCTGAGCTTCGGTGTAGCCCATAGCCTTGATCTGAGCGACGCTGAGGTCGCCGGTGAACTGACTGAGCGTCTTCGTTAGAATCGTCGAGGTGAGCCAGCCCTGTTGTAGGCTGTTCCTGAACGAGCCGGCCTTCTTGATGATGCTGTCGATCGCGACACCGCTTGCGCGGGCCGTGTTGACCAGAGCGGTCTGGAAAGTCTTACCACCGAGGCCGGCGTTGACGACAGAGTTCCAGTCCTGCAGCTTGACGGAGCCTGCTGCGATAGCCTGCGACAGCTGGTACATCGCGCTTGTTGCTTGCTGCGACGTCGCGCCGGAGAACGCAGCCAGGTTGGCGATACCCTTGATCGCGGAGACCGAGGTGTTCAGGTCGACGCCGGCCGCAGTGAACTGGCCGATGCTGGTGGTCATGTCGCTGAAGCTGTACACCGTCTGGTTGGCGTACGTCTTCAGAGTGTTCAGAACACCGGTGACCTGGTTTAGAGTCGTCCCCGCAGACGCCGTGTTCGCGAGGATCGTCTGTGTTGCTTGGATCTGCTCCGTATAGGATTCGAGACCGTCCTTGATCGGATCGACAACGAAATCCTTGGCGAGCTCAATACCTGCGTCGACGATTTTGCCGGTGATGTCGGCAAGAGCAGCAACGCCGACCACACCCAAAGCCGAGAACTTACCGGCGATGGAATCGACACCGCTTGCAAGGTTGCCCAGCGAAAGACCCTTGGACGCTTCAGCGTCGATGTCCTCGAGACCCTTGGTGGCTCCCGAGAGCTTCAGACTGCTGTTCAGCTTGTCCAGCGAAGCGAGAGTGGTGGAGATGCCCTTCTCGAATGCTGTGTTGTCGAACAGCATCTGCACAACACGTTGATCGATACTGCTCATTGGGAAGTCACCGCCGTCCAAACCTTGTTCGCGATGTAGTCAAATATGGGCGCCATCGCCGGATTGATGTAATCCCGGCCTTGCACATACCCTCCAGTTCCGGTTGCATAACCGTATTGGAGCATGATACTGACAGGGAAACCGTTCTCGATGTCAGTGTTGGTCCAGGCTATGGAATATACGCCGTCGTTTGCCTGCACGTCGTATCCCCACGAACCTGCGGCTAGACCAGTGTCGTGCGGTGTCGCCGAGGAAAGAGCCGTAACACCCATCTCACCACACGATTCGAGAATCGACAAGATGTTCAGATTCTTCGCATGGTTCAGGAAAGATTCGATCGAATCGAAATCTCCTGTGACGGTGAATGTGACAGGCATTACGGCTCCTTCCTTTAGAAAGCGGCTTCGAACAGAACGTAGGCAACGGTGGAGTTGTCGGAGGCATTGGTGCTCTTGATGGTGAAACCGGTGCCGGCTGTCACCACACTGACATACGGAGCTCCCACGTTCGCCAAGGTGCCTGGCGTGTGCTGCCCCACGAATATACGCGTGTTCGCAGTCACAGATGTGTTCGCGACGGTGATCGTTCCACCGGAGAGGATGGCCGTGCCCATTCGAGCATTCGTACCTTCCTTAATCCGCAAACCCTTGCCGAGCATCGAGATGATGATGTCGCTGTCGGTGGTTCCGATCTGAGCGACGCCGTACCGACCCCACGTCGTGTCACGAGCTGCCGTGCCGGGACCGATATTCATCGAGCCGTCCGCAGTCAAGCGGAACGTGTCGAATGCGGCTGTGCCACTCTGGTTCTGCGACAGGACAACACTCGACGACGAAGACTGCTGCGAAGACAGCAATCCCTGTGTGATGATGCCCTGAGCGAAGTTCACACGAGACAGGAAGTTGAACGAACCGGACGTCGTGTCCATCATGGCGTTCGGAACGTTCGTGTACCAGTTGGTGTTGTTCTGGCCGACGCCGGCGAACATCGAGTTCCACACTCGGACGTTCTGCAGGTTGGGTACAGCCAAGCTCTTCTGGATGCCGGCCGTCCCTGTCGCCGTCACCGCGGTCTCGAACCTCGGATTGACGATGTTACCGATGGAACTACCGGTCCAGTTGATGTCGTAGTTGGTGCCCGATGCTCCACTACCGTTGGCAGTGAAATATAGGTTCAACAGCTCGATCGGATTGCCAGTTCCCTCGACGGAGACGCCGTGCGTCGCGTTGTTGACGATGTTCAGGTTCTCAAGGGCGAGAACACGGCATGCGCCGGTGATCCGGACACCGATAGTCCCGAGCTGGATCGTGCCGAAAGCCATCTTCGTGTTGTAGGGCGTTCCGTTCGTACCGTCCTCGAAGAGAACCGCCGGAGCCAGATTCGACCCTTCGAGGTCGACGCCACGGAACACGTTGGTGATGCAGTTGCCCTTGAGGTGGACTGCCGAACCCGTTCCCGCAGTCAGCCAGACGATGACGTTGTCAACGTAGACGTTCCAAGCGTCCTCGAGGTCGATGCCGTCGAGGTTCTCGGAAGTACCGGTGGCGACACCCATTGCGGCCATCTGAACGTTCGAAACGAACGAGCTGACAGAGCCAGAGCCGGCGTTGCCCAGGAATCGGATGCCACCGGCGCAGTTTCGGATGATCAGGCTGTCGAGCATGGTCCCGCTCGGGTTGGAACCCGAAGGAGTTCCGCCGACGACGTGGATCGCCCAGCCGTTGAGGTACCAGAAGTTGCAGTTGGTGACCTTGGCGGCACGTACGTTGTTCACGTAAATGCCGTGAGCCACCGGATTGCTTGTGGTGGTCGTGTTCGATCCGACGATCGACAGGTCCTTGATGGTGCAGTTCGCACCGGTGATTGCGATGACGTCGGTGCCGGAGAACGTGCTTCCGACGACGATCTTAGTCGCCTCGACGCCGGCGCCTTCGATGATGATCCCGAAGCTGTTCAGCGTGATAGCCGTCGTGCCGCTGATCACATATGATCCGGCTCGTACGACGATCTTTCCGCCCCAAGTCGGGTTGATGGCGCCGATGGCGGATATGAAAGCCGCATCGTTCGCAGTGGCACCATCGCCGACACCACCATGGTCGTTCAGGTCGACGACCCATGTGTCTTTCTTGACGGATATAGCCGGTGCTTGCGCATCGGGTACGACTCCGCCAGCCAGATCGGCCTTAGCGTCGAGGGCTGATTGGATCGCTTCCTGCGTCATACTCGTGACGGTTGCCATGGATTCTCCTTTCTACGAAGAAGTGGCGGTGTAAGTTCCATCGCCGTTATCCACGACGGTGTCCCAGGTTACCTGGAAGTTGTTGACGTCGAGCATCACCAGATCTGCATCCGGTGCAGTCAGTGTGAATGTTCCGTCGCCGTTGTCGGTAACCGTGAGGTGGTCGCCGGTGTCGATGAGGTCGAGGATCTCTTGGACGTCGGGGAGTCTTGGAGCTGTGTCGTCGGTTCCGTACAGAATCCCCTCGATGCCGACGAGCGTGTCAGGGTCTATATCTCTGGAATCGACGATGAAGTGCGAGGTTCGAGTGTAGCCGGATATCGCAGGAGGAAGCGATGTGAGAGTCCAGCTGAAGTCGTCAGGGTCTTGCGCGGTGCTGATGGTCTTGTACGCCCTTTGAGCGGGCGCTGCCAAAGCACCATAGACCAGGTGGATTTTGTAGCCGGCCGTCGGATTGGTGTCGCTTCCGACCATCGTTCGATAGCTGAGACCGAACGGTTGCCTTCTTTGTCCTGTAGCCATGAATCCGGAACGAAGATAGCTCATTCCGTCGCAAGGCTCGAACTCGTCAGGGTAGGTGTAAGCGGTGAGCGTCGACGAGTACTCTTCACGAGCGGCTGTGTTGAGGTACTTCTCGCCGTCCACGTAATACGGCTTGGCGTCTCCGCCGGTGACGTTCTCGGTTATGGAGGTCAGGCCGTTCCAAGGAACGCCGTCTGCTTCGCCGACGTACAAGACGCCTCGATCCACACCGTTTTCGTAGAAGCGAGATCCTACTTCGCCCCATGCGATTCTTGTCACGATCCTCCTCTCATCCGCTCGTTCCGAGTTGTGCTCTACGCTGTGCGTTCAGTTCGCGGTTTCTCGCAGCAAGTTCCGCCGGGGTCATTTTCCGCTTCGGCGCATTCTTCTGGTTGATGACTCGAACCAGAGTGAGAAGTCGGTTCAGATGCCAGTGTTGACACTCGAATGGGATCTGCATTGCGACCATCCAGTAGTAGATGACCTCAGCAGTGATGATCTCCCGGTTTCGTTGTGCGCCGGCGTCGCCGAACCACGTTGCTGTCTGCTTGGAGTTGATGTACCTGTCGATGTCGTCGATGTTCTGCTTGGAAAGGTGTTGGTAAACATCCAGCGGAACATCCGGTGTGAGAGTCATGTCTACCACGTACTGGAACAACTGCTCCGTCGTCTTCTCAGTCGAACTGAGGAACGGTTGCTCGTAGAACGACTCCCATTTTGACAGCGAGACAAGAGAGTGCTCCAGTTCGATCACAACGACGTTTGCGGCAACGAACTCATCGGTCGCCTCGTCGAAGTCTTCCGACATAGGGACTTCAATTCGGAGCACTCTCTAGCCTCCCTTCTTAGCCGGCGCTGTAGACGAATTCCCACTCGGTCTGGGTCTCGTCCGGGAACTTGTAGCCCTGGTTCGGCGACGCGGTCACGACCTTGTTCTCGGTGATCGTGACGGTGCCGGTGACGGCCACGCCGTCGATGTAGTAGGTCACGCCGGTCACGGTGGGAACCGTGATGACGTTCGCCGCGAAGGTCGGAGCGGTCGGAGTGACCGTGGTGACGGTACCCGAGAAGATCGCCAGCACGTCGTCCGGGCTCGGCAGAGTCGGATTGGTGCCGCTGGTTCCGTACAGGAACCCCTCGAGCGTGCTGAGCGCGTCGGCGTCGACCTTGGTCGAGTCGATCTCGAGCGTCGCGGTGGGCTGCTGACCCGACACGGCGACCGGAGTCGTGGTGATGGACCAGGTGAACTCGATCGCGGTCGGGCTGTCGTTGACGGAGTCGTACTCCTTCTGCGACGGAGCCGCCAGGGCGCCGTACACCAGGTGGAGCTTGTAGCCGGCCTGCGTGCCGTGAACGTCGTCGCCGACCAGCGTCCGGTAGCACATCCCGAAGGGCTGCCGCGGCTGCTGACCGATCGCCACACCGGCTTCGGGCTCGACCGAGCCGTCGCACGGAGCGAACTCCTCCGGGTAGGTGTAGGCCGAGATGTCGGCCTCGAAGTACTCGGTGGACATGAGCTGGAGGTACTTGATGTTGTCCGCGTACAGCGCGGTCGGAGTTCCGCCGGTGGGCTTCTCGGAGACCTTGGTGAGCCCGTTCCAGGCCACGCCGGTGTCGTAGACACCCGAATCGTTGGGCAGGTACAGGACGCCTCGATCGATACCGGTCTCGTACCGACGCCCTCCCGTCTGGTCCCAGGTGAGTGCAGTCACGTTGTGCCTCTCAGAAATAGAGATTGAAGACGTCGTGGTTCAGGTTCTGCACGACGTAGAACCGGTTTTTGATGCACTTCGGGAGTGCAGCGACCTTACCGGGGATAGTGCTGTCAGGATTGGGGTCGATGACGGTCACCTGATAGCGCTCGTCGTAAATATACGGCACCCCATCGGCGAACTGCGTCTTGGCGATGTACCGCTGATACACGATGCACGGGTACACCATCTGAAGCGTCTCTGGCGGCTGAAAATATACATTCTCAGAACCCAGAAGCGCTTCGAGAATCGCCTGAAGATCAAGCCGTTGGCCCATTGTAGACACCTCCCAGCGTGATCAGCAGGCGGGGACTCTGCACTTCGACTGAAGCGACGAACCACAGAGTCCCGTTCCACTGGACATACCGCATGGCGAAGAAATTCTCAAGGGCGTAGGCATCCGCCACAATGGATATGGAGTTGTTGACGGTGAGATCGTCGTTGACTTTCTCGCCGCTAGCAAGCTGGCGTGTGTTCCGAAGTACATCTCCCATGTACTGGACTTCGGTGATGACATCTTCCCACACGCCAGAATGCGGAGCCGTTTCCACGGATGCGCCGTAACCGACTTTCCCGTAGAACCTCGCCATGTTTTAGCCTCAGCTGTTGCTGTTGGCGCCGTCCGGGTTCGGGCGGTTGAAGGTCCAGTACGCCGTCTGGTTGCCGGACAGCGGGAAGTAGTAGCCCGACGCCGGAGTGGCCTGCACGGTCATGCTGGTGTCCACGGCGATGGCGGTCTGCGCGCCGGCCGTGAGGGTGTTGCCGTTGCCGTCCTTGTAGACGACGCCGGTCTCGGTCGGGATGGTGACGACGCCGGTGCTCGCGACGAAGGTCGGGACGGTCGGGGTGACGGCCGTGTCCGAGGTCGGCACGGTCCAGATGACCAGAGCCGCCTTCGGGGTGGAGAGCGCGCCGGAGATGCGGGTCTCGCCGAGGTACTTGTACTGGTTGTAGTCGATGTCGAAGAAGTCGAAGAGGTTGACCTCGCCGCCCTTGTCCGCGCCGACGTTGTAGTCCGAGGTGTTGAAGATGACGCCCCACAGGTTGGCCGGCGCGGTGCCCGACTCCATGACCTCGACCGGGATGATGTCCGCGACGTTCATCGCGGCCGCCAGCGACGCCTTGTCCGGGTAGAGCCGCCGGTTCAGAGTGTCCTTGATGAGGAGCATCTTCGTGAGGTTGCCCCACGTGGTGTACAGGGTCGGCATGCCGGTGCCCTTGTAGTACTCCATGGAGGCGAGGACCGCCTCGACGAGCGTCTCGTAGTTCGGGGTCGACGTGAGGTTCACGTTGACGTCCGTCTTGTAGAGCTCGTGCTCGTTGACGATCGAGCGCAGGCCGGCGCCGCTCTGCGCGTTGCCGGGGTCGGCGATCTTGTCGACGTCCTCGATGTCCCGGCCGTCGCTGATGAGGATCGCGCGGGCGATCTCCTCCTTCAGCATGACCATCATCTCGTCCTTCATCCACGCCACCACGTCGAAGTCGGTGATGTCGATGATGTCGTCGCGGTCGAGCTGCTGCTTCTTGTAGATCGTGGTCGGGGTGGTGAAGCGCTTGGAGACCGAGAACCACTCCTCGCGCTTGATGTTCCCCTTGACGTAGCCCTTGGCGCGGGCCTCGTCCATGGTGATGTCCGCGACGATGGACTTCACGCGGGAGAACGGGGAGTGACTCAGTCCGTCGAGGAACGGCTGGACCCACTCCATGCGCCGGCTGTTGAACTTCGGCGTCGAGTCGAGGGACTTGTATTCCGGGAAGAGGACGTCGATCGGGGTGATGCCGTGCGCGAGCACCGCCTCCTCGAACGCCATCTTCAGCGTCATGCCGGGCTTCTGGGCGGCCTCGAAGATCGCCCGCTTGTCGTTGGCGTTGAAGAGGACGTCGACGTGCTGGAACTTGTTGCCCGTGTCGGGGTTGGTCGCGCCGTGCTGCAGCCCACGCGAGTTCTGGAGGGCGGTGGCACTGTGCGTCTCGAAGACGTTGGTCATGTTGGGATCGGCTCCTTCCTGGTGGCTGAGGTCACCCTCGCCGGACTTGTTGTTGTCGGAGTGCTCGGCGTCGGTGTCCGACCCGTCTCCGTCGCCTTCGTCTCCGTCGTCACCGTTGCCGGCGTTCTCGACGGCCTGACCGACGACGTAGTTCATGAAATCCTGCTGCTCGGGCGTCATGGAATTCCAGACGTCCTGCAGAGGCTTGTCGGTGGCGTCACCCGGAGCGTCGTTTCCGTCACCGCTGGTACCGCCGTCACCGTCAGTGTCCTCGCCGTGGAAGAGCGCCAGGCCGGTGAAGATGATCGCCTCGTCCTCGAGCTCGTCCATCGAGCCGTCGGCGTGACGGATGTTGACGTGGTCGATGACAGCGCCCTTGTTCGCGCCGGCCAGAACGAGGCTGGTCTCACGGATGTTGCCGTGTATGACCGCCTTGCCGCCGTTCATGGCCTTCTCGATGAGGTCGTTGGCGTAGATCGACAGCGCCTTGACATCGCCGTGCTTGACGAGCTCGTGCGCGTTCTTGCCGCTCGGCGTCGAGTTGAAGTAGCCGTCTATGCGGACGCCGGGTTCCGGCTCCATGACGTGCTTGAGGATGCCGTAGCCCAGGACGTTGTCCGCACTGTTGTGACCGTGCTGCCAGACGAGCGGGACCTGCATTCCGTCGTTGTGCTTGAACGCGTCGGCCATGATCGTTCGTCCGTCAGTGCACTTGATGTTGGCCTTCGTGGCCCAGCCGCTGAAGTCAGGCTCCATTTTGACTGTTTCCTCCTGTCCCTGTGAGTTGCCGCTGTAGCAGCGGATGGATCGCCGGTCTTGGTACCGGACTCAAGCCCGGTGGCTGAGCCGACGGTAGGAATTGCTGCTTCTGAGGCATCCGACTGTCTGGCGGAGGCGGTGGCGTCGGCATGTTGCTGTTGATCAGCTGATCTGCCTTCGGATCCTTCGACGGCTTCCAACCGATTGCGTTGCGGAGTTCGTTGGCGGAAGCAATCTCGTTCCTGGACAGCATGTCGGCGATCTTCGCGAAGTCCGCCATCGGAACAAGAGAGAACGGGTTCCTGAAGTAGGTGATGGACTGACCCTGAGACCTTGCGGTCTTGCTCAGGAACGTCGCCTTCATGGCTTCGACCACGGCAGTCACGATCGGCTCGATGGTTCGGACGAGGTAGTTGTTCATCGTGGCCTCGTCGGCTGAGCCATTCATGATCGTGTCAGTGAGCCCGAGCTGATCGTACAGCATGGACGTCAAGTACGTGATCTGATCCATCAAGTTGTTCGTTGCCGGCCTGTTGAGCTGAGTGATCTTCTCGGTTCCGTCAGTGTAGGCGATGCCGTACTGACTGCCCTTCAGCTGGAACTCGATGTCCTTGCGTCGCTGTTCCGCAGCCTGACGACGAGCCTCAGACTTGATGACGTAAGGCAGCTGAATGATCATGTCGAGCTTGCCGGAGCTGGATTGTTCGTCGACTTG